CATAAGATTGCAATCCCACCGAAGAAGGGTTCGACGAAAGACGCACAGTACGCAGGTGCGTATGTCAAAGACCCCATCACTGGTATGCACGACTGGGTTGTCTCGTTCGACCTGAACAGTCTGTATCCTCACTTGATTATGCAATACAACATCAGTCCAGAGACAAAGATTGATGGCGAGAAAGACTATTCAATTACCCCGAATTCTATTCTCAAGGGAAAGGAAGTCGCTCACGATGCCTATTCTATTGCGGCGAATGGAACTTCGTACAGAAAAGACCATCAGGGGTTCCTTCCTGCTCTGATGGAGAAGTTGTACAAAGAACGCAAGATGTACAAGAAGAAGATGATTGAGTGTCAGAAGCAGAAGCAAGAAATTCCAAAGATGAATATGCCGACACTAGGCAGACACGCACTTGATACTAAACTATCCAAGGACATTGCGAAGTACAACAACTTCCAGTTGGTTCGTAAGATTCAATTGAACTCCGCTTATGGTGCGATTGGTAACGAGTGGTTTCGCTACTTCGATGTTGATATGGCAGAAGCGATTACCTTGTCGGGGCAGTTGAGTATTCGTTGGATTGCAGACAAACTAAATGAGTTTCTAAACAAGACAGTTGGTACAAAGGATTATGATTATGTTGTCGCATCTGATACAGATAGTGTGTATCTTCGTCTTGGGAATCTTGTGGATAAAGTATGTGGGGGTAAGTCCAAGTCGGAGGTGGTTGAATTCCTCAACAAAGCATCCGAGGAAATAATCCTACCCTTCATTAAGAAGCAGTATGATGAACTTGCTTGTAAGATGAATGCATACGAAAACAAAATGGTAATGGACAGAGAGTGTATTTCGTCGAAGGCGGTATGGACTGCCAAGAAAAGATATATGATGCTTGTTCACGACTCCGAAGGTATTCGATACACCAAACCAAAGATGAAAATTATGGGTATCGAAACGACTCGTAGTTCTACACCACAGGTTGTTCGTGATGCATTGACTGAGGCGATTCAGTTGATTCTTACCACAGACGAAGATACAGTAATTAAATTCATTGATGACTTCAGAACACAGTTCAATGGATTTAGTCCAGAAGAGATTGCGTTCCCCCGAAGCGTGAATGGTATGAAGAAGTACATCGACCCTACCACCATTTACAAGAAGTCCACACCAATCGCAGTCAAAGGTTCGTTGATTTACAATCACTATGTAAGGCAACTAGGACTCACGGACAAACACAGAGCCATCGTAGATGGCGATAAAATTAAATTCCTGCATCTTATTAAACCCAATCCACTTGGAGGTATTGCAGGTACTGACCAAGTGGTAGCATTTCCTAATGAACTACCCAAGGAATTCAAAGCGGAAGAATTTATTGATTATGAGATGCAGTTCGACAAGTCATTTCTTTCGCCACTTAAGAACATCCTCGAAGTCATCGGATGGCAGTGGGAAGAGGTTTCTTCCTTAGAAGGATTTTTTGTATGATTGAACAACGAGCAAAAAGAATTATAATAGATATACTACAAGGAAAGCAACAAGAGTTGCGAGAGATTCTAAAAGAGTGCCAATCAGACCCAGACTGTCCACTTGAGGTCAGTAACGATTTGATGGAAGGTCTAAAAGAATTGGAATATGCCATAGGAGAATTGAAATGAGCAAAAAGGAATATAATCCACTAACAGACTGGGAAATTCCTAGCATCTATGATATAATTGACAGGATGACACTTTCGTTCATCTTTCCTCCTGAAAAGAAGGAAGTCAAGAAACCCCGAAAAATGAAAAGCAAAAAGGTTAAGGTGAAGAAATGAATGTAAAAATTTTCAAACTCAAAAATCAAGAAGAATTTCTTTGTGAGGTTGTGGAGGAGAAGGATGGCCACTATGTGATTAAGAATCCTTGTGTTCTTTTGCCCACACAACAGCAAACCATTGCGATGTCACCTTGGCTTCCATTTGCCAGCATTGAAAAGAAAAATCTTGAATTCGATAAAGACTTGGTTATGTTAGTTGTCGATGTAATTGAGCAGATTGAAGAACAATACACTAAGCAATTCAGTGCTGTTCTTGCTCCCAAGTCGAAAATAGTAACACCTAATGGTCCTCTTGGACTAGCAACTTGATAAGGATATACAATGCAAAATAACTTTCTAAGTAGCATCATCAAAGAAACGGGAAACAAGTATGCGGCGATTGCGTCAGACGGTATTGATGGTAGCGATGTTAGCGGTTGGGTTGATACAGGCAGTTTTTCTTTTAATGCCCTACTTTCTGGTTCTATGTTTGGTGGTATACCTAATAATAAAATTACCGCTATAGCAGGGGAATCTGCAACAGGTAAAACCTATTTCACTTTGGGAATTTGTGATAAGTTCCTTCGTGATAATCCAACAGGGAATGTTCTGTACTTTGATACAGAATCTGCTGTCACTTCAGAGATGATTGCAGAGCGTGGTATCGACCCATCCCGTGTTGGTATCTTTCCCGTTGCTACAGTGGAAGAGTTTCGTCACCAAGCAATCAAGATTGTAGACGCATACACTGAACTTGGAAAAGACCAGAAGACTCCAGTAATTATTGTATTGGATTCACTTGGACAACTATCCACTGCAAAGGAAATGCAGGACACCGCAGATGGTAAGGGAACAAGAGATATGACTCGCGCCCAAGTTATCAAGGCGACTTTCCGTGTGCTTACTCTCAAGTTGGGTGCCGCAGGCATCCCGCTGATTCTTACGAACCACACCTATGATGTGATTGGTTCAATGTTCCCACAGAAGGAAATGAGTGGTGGTTCTGGTCTGAAGTACGCCGCATCCACAATCATTTACCTTTCAAAGAAGAAGGTGAAAGAAGGAACCGATGTCATCGGAAACATCATTCACTGCAAGTTGTTCAAAAGCAGAATGACTAAGGAAAATGCTATGGTTGATGTGATGCTCAACTACGACCACGGACTCAATCCATATTATGGTCTTGTTGATATTGCAATCAAGTATGATATCTTTAAGAAGGTATCGACTCGCGTTGAAATGCCAGACGGAACAAAGGCTTATGAAAAGTCTATCTACAAGAATCCCGAAAAATACTTCACTGAAGAAGTTATGCAAAGACTCGAAGAGGCAGTTGCAAAGGAATTCAAATATGGTAATATGTCTATCGACGAAGAAGTCGAAGAACTAGAAACCGTGGTAGAAGATGCTTGAATATACTTATGTAAATCATCCCGCTTCTGAAAAGAGGCAAGCAATAAAAATTAACACTGGCGAATATGCTGGAATCGTTTTCCATTATAATCAAGTTAGTTTTTATGAAGAAGATGATACACCTCACGTTAAATTCGACTATGATATATTGAATGGGGATGACCCCAACACAGAAGAGTTCACCAACCTTCTGGGAGATATTGTAGTTGATATTTTGGAACGAGAGTTTAAGACAGCCGAGCAGGGAGTTTTGGTAGATGAATCAGACTATAGAAAAGACGATACTAAGCAACCTTCTGAAGAATGAACCATTCACCAGAAAGGTAGTTCCATTTCTTAAAGAGGAATATTTTCACGATAGAGTAGAGAAACTTATTTTCACTTCTATCTTTGACTTCGTTGCAAAGTATAATTCACTTCCTCCTGTAGATGCACTCAACATTACGTTGTCGAATGCTTCTATGTCCGACGATGAATTCAAACACGCAACTGATTTGGTTGAAGAAATTGACTGTGAAGTAGATTCAAACGAAGATTGGTTACTTGAACAAACTGAAAAGTTCTGCAAAGACAAGGCGGTGTACAATGCGATTATGGAGTCAATCCACATTATCGATGGCAAGTCAACGAGCGTCAAGACGGAGAACGCAATTCCAGAAATCCTCTCCGAAGCCTTATCCGTCTCCTTCGACGCAAGTGTCGGACACGACTACATCGAAGACGCAGAAGACAGATTCCAATTCTACCACAAAGTAGAAGAAAAGGTTCCGTTCGATATTAGTTTGCTCAACACCATCACAAATGGTGGAACACCTTCCAAGACGTTGAATATTGTGATGGCAGGAACTGGTGTGGGTAAGTCACTCTTTATGTGTCACCACGCTTCTTCTTGTCTATCTCAAGGATTGAATGTACTATACATTACTTGTGAAATGGCAGAGGAAAGAATTGCAGAACGAATCGATGCAAATCTTATGGACATCACAATGGACGAACTAAAGCAACTTCCAGAGATGTCCTACGCAAAGAAGATTAGTAAAATTCAAAAGAACAATTCTGGTAAACTTATTGTCAAAGAATATCCGACAGCAACAGCAAGCACGAATCACTTTCGTCATCTGCTCGATGAGTTGGCTTTGAAGAAGAAGTTCAAACCAGATATTATTTTCGTAGACTATCTGAACATCTGCGCCTCCTCTCGTATGAAGGTGTCGGGTAGTGTAAATTCATACACATATATTAAAGCGATTGCTGAAGAACTGAGAGGACTAGCAGTCGAGAGAAATGTTCCAGTCTGGTCTGCCACACAGGTAAACCGAACTGGATATACCTCAAGTGATTTTGGACTGGAGGATACATCGGAATCATTTGGTTTGCCAGCCACGGCAGACTTTATGCTTGCTTTGATTGGTACAGAAGAACTCGACCAGTTGGGTCAAATTCTTCTAAAGCAACTAAAGAATAGATACAACGATTCAATTTCAAATAGGAAATTTGTCATTGGAATCAATCGTGCCAAGATGAAACTTTTTGACTTGGAAGATACTGCACAAGTTGGTCTAGTTGATACTGGACAGAAGGATAGTTTTGGTGTAGGATTTGATGGTAATAATTACGACACAAAATTTACAAAGAAAGCCAGTGAAGAATTTACTGACTGGAAAATTTAGGAGTTCAGCGATGAGTCCCGACAAGAATAAGATTAATTACAGTGAACAAGAATTAAAGGAATGGGAAAAGTGGGCGGCCGAATGGGTCGAAGACCTCAAGGAACAAGACGAGAAAAGAGCAGAAGCAGATAAAGAATGACAACCTTCATAGACAAAAAATTCATCAACAGAGTATCCCCGACACTGAGAAACTTCAAATGGAAAAAGGAAACTCTGGCGAATTGTTCGTGTCCAATCTGTGGAGACTCCACAAAGAACAAGAGCAAAGCAAGAGGATTTTTTTATCAAAAAGGTAATGATTTCTTTTACAAATGTCACAACTGTGGAGCAGGACACAACCTATATAATTTTTTAAATCAGGTTGCGCCATCGTTGTGTAAGGAGTACTCACTGGAGAGGTTCCGAGGTGGTGAAACTAAAAAGTCAAACTACAAAAAGCCGAAGGAAGAAGAGTTGTTCCCATTCAAAGATTCAAAACCAAAATTCAAAAAGCAAGATAAAGTTCTAGAAAAACTTCAGTGTCTCACTGACTTGCCAAAGAATCACCCCGCAGTTGAATTTGCGGATATGCGACAGATTCCAAGACAGCACTTTCCTCTTCTGTATTTTACAGATGACTTCGGAAAGTTTGTTCGTAACAGTCTAGACTCTAGTGTGTTTATTGGCAGAGAAAATCGAATTGTAATTCCTTTCTTCAATAGTCGCGGTGACGTTGTTGCCGCTCAGGGAAGAGCAATCAACTTCAAGGACGAAGAGAACGCAAGACAGACTGCAAAGTATATCACAATCAAAGCGGACAAGAGCATTGACAGATTGTGGTATGGACTGTGGAGAGCGAATGCGAAAAAGCGAGTATATGTCGTTGAAGGTCCTATTGATTCTTTGTTCCTAAACAATGCAGTCGCAATGGTTGGTGCAGGTGCATTGAAAGAAATTCCTGCCAGATTTGCTAACACAGAATTAACATATATTCTTGACAATGAACCTCGCAATCGACAGATTTGTGCGTACAATGAAAAACTAATCGAGATGGGGAAGGAAGTCTGTATCTGGCCAGATAGTATCAAAGAGAAAGACATCAATGATATGGCATACAGACTCTCCACTCGAAAGATTCAAAAAATCATTGACGAAAACACATATAGTGGATTGCAAGCCACTCTGAAATTTAACGAGTGGAGAAAGGTTTAGTGAATGTCAGATATTTCGTTATGGATGTGGGTGGGGTTTCTCCTCGCCGCATACAGTGTGATTGCAAACGATTCAATCCAAACTCTTGGAACTTGGATTGCGAGTAACAAAAAAGTAAACTGGAAGATTATGTGGGGCTTTGCAGGCTCCGTTCTTCTTTTCGCAATCTGGTATGGTTGGTACGCCTATGACGGGAGTATCTCATACGGTAGACTGAACAAGATTCCGTTCGATGGTGTGGAGTGGTATCAAGCACTCGCACCTGCTGTGCTTCTGGTACTCACTAGATTTGGTATTCCCGTTTCGACTTCGTTCTTGGTTCTTTCTGCATTCGCATCCACAGTGGTGCTAGAGAAAGTTCTGATGAAGTCTATGATGGGTTACTGTGTTGCGGGAGTCGCCGCTTATGTGATTTGGATTATGCTTACTCGTCTTCTCGACGAAGGTAAACCAATCAAAGAGTCAAACAAAATGAAATGGAGAGTCGCACAATGGGTGACAACTGCATTCCTTTGGTGGACTTGGTTATCTCACGACATGGCAAACATCGCAGTATTCCTACCTCGACAACTTTCTGTAGATGTGATGATTGTCATCTCTATTGTGTTTATCGTGGGACTTGGGTGGATGCTCCAAAAGCGTGGTGGTAAGATTCAGCAGATTGTGCTTGAAAAGAAAAATACTAAATATGTTCGTTCTGCAACCTTGATTGATTTGTTTTACTTTGTTATACTGTATATCTTCAAGGAAGTAAACGACATTCCAATGTCTACCACTTGGGTGTTCGTTGGACTCCTCACCGGACGAGAACTTGCGATTGCATCTTTCCGACACAAGGATAGTGTCAAGAAGGTGTTCCCGATGGTCAGCAAAGACTTCTTAAAGT